GCTATATTTCAACGCGGCCTTATGCTTTCCAAAGTACGAGCTCAGCCTGCCGGCGCGTGTGCAGACCGGCGTTCTCCGCGCCGTCCGCCTTATCCCAGCGCAGCAACTGCGCGCCAGCGGCCTCGTACTGCCCGGCATCGATGAGCTGCAGCAACGTGGAACCTGCCAGCCGGCCGGAACCGAGGTTGTAGACAAAATCGACGAGCGCGTCGAACTGGCCCTGCGTGAGCTGAGCTTTGACCTGGCTGGCCACCTCTCGCTCTGCGGTTTGCGCGTCACGCTCGAGCAACGCGCTTGCGCCAGGCTCAGTAACACCTGCCGGAAAAACCTCGTGGGGCAGTAACTTATGTCCGTAGCCGATCGTCGGATGACCGGTCACGTCGAGGTAGACGTGGCTTCGAAACCCCTCAAACTGCTTAATCAGGCGCAGTCCCGCATCAGAGATATTCATCTTCCTCCCTTGTTTTCCGTAACACGTAGTGTTACGCTGTTTTTGTGATTAAAACCTTTCGGCATCGTGGGCTTGAAAAGTTCTTCCTGGTTGGGTCAAAGGCCGGGATACAGCCAAAGCACGCAAGCCGTTTGCGCATTCAGCTCACGACGCTGAACCTCGCTTCGCGCCCGGAGGACATGGACCGCAGCGGTTGGAATTTCCATCCGCTCAGGGGCGACCTGAAGGAACACTATGCAGTCACGGTCAACGGCAACTGGCGCATGACCTTCAGGTTTGAAGGTGAAGACGCTATTTTGGTCGACTATCAGGACTACCACTAGGAGAAACGCGCATGGCACAGATGATGCACAATCCAGCAAGCCCCGGAGAGCTCCTGCGGGAGTTTCTCGGAGATCGCTCTCTCACCGCTCTGGCCGACCACATCGGCGTAACCAGAGCGACAATCTCACGCGTTATGAACGGACGAACCTCCGTAACCATCGAGATGAGCATCCGTCTCGGAGCTGCACTGAATCTTTCGCCCGACTTCTTCTCGAAGGCGCAGTTACAGTACGATCTATGGGAAGCGTCCAAGGTGAAGAGGCCCAAGATTCGTCCGCTTGCAGCGTAGAAACGACAGCCACCGAGTCACTCTCGACGGCTGTTACTGGATGTACATCTCGTAGGCCAACACTTCGATCGTGGCCTCCGTGGCCGACCAGCCCTCCATATCCGTCGCAATCGTCACCGAGACCGTGGAAATATCTGTCCCGGATGGAATCGCGAGCGTGTATGTGGCCTTGGCCGTTGTGGCGGTTGCGCTCAGCAAGGTGGTGGCCGTGCTGCCCACGGTAGCCGTGATCGTTGCCGTGCCTGTTGCGCTGGTGAAAGTCACCGACGCGACCACGTTGAGCGTAGCCGCGGCGGCGAGTGTTACCGATGGAAACCCTTTGTAAGTGATGCTTCCATCGGTGAGATACACTTCGGTATCTGTTGTCGTGATGATGCGCATCAGTCCACATCCTTGGTCGTGGTCGTGATCTCAACTGACCGCACCGTGGCCGCCGTGCCAGTGTTGCCGTCATAGGCATAAGCGGGATTCGCCGTGGTACTCGATCCGCTGTCGGAATAGGTCGATGGGTAATAGGTCGTCGAGTAACTCGGCGTCGTGATGCGGCCAACGTAGAAATACCCATTCAGGCCGGAGAAGTCGCTCTGGTTTGTGGTCACGACCAGCGTGCAGGTCGACGCCGCAAAGCTCTTGTCGACGTAGTACACGTAGTAGAGCGTTTTTTGCGACAGGCCCGTGATGGTCGTATTCGACGGCGTAACGCTGAACGACACGCCACTGATGGAAAACGTCAGCGGGCTGCTCACCGAGATGGCCGCCGTGCCGTCCGACTGGGCCGTGGCCGTCAGGTCTGGCATCGAGCTCAGTCGTGCTCGTGGTCGTGGCCGAGTAGGTCGACGACACCGTCTCGCCGCCGTTCTCAACCCAGTCGGAATACACTCCCGCATAGGTCTTGAAGCGCACGCGCACATAGTACGTGTCGCCGGTTGAAACATGCGGGATAGTCGTATTGTTGGTCGACGCATTCAGATCCACGAGCGCCATCCAACTCGATGAGCCGCTCAACTGGTACTGCACCTGCACCGTCTCGACGGCAGGGTCTGTCGGCAAATCCCACTGCACGTAGAGCGAGTTGATGGCCGTGCCGTCGCTCTGGTAGGAGACCGTGCAGGGCAGGCCGCCGGCGCTATCGCCCAGGCCGCTATAAACAGTCAGCCCGGTCGGGTCATCGATGACCGGGCTGGCGTTCGGATAGGTGTACCCCTGCGGTGTGAGCTGCTCATTGATGTTGAACGAGAAAATATCATCGTCCACCTGTTGCAGATCGAGCTGCACGGCCAGCGTGTTGTTCGCGATGACCAGGCCCGACTTCTGCACCTCGAACTGCGCGTCCTTGAAGCCGTAGCGCGGAAAGGTCAAGTAGCACCAATCCCCGGCCACGAGCTGATAGGCGCGCATATCGCAGGTGACGGAAATCGTCTTCTGATAGCGCGACCTGAGCAGATGAATCTTGGCTAGGCGCTGAGCCATCGCCGAGGACTGCGTGAAGAGCAGACTCAGCTCACCGTAGATCCGTTCACTGCCGTCCTGCGCGAGAAACTGATCGCTCGAATACTCGTGCTCCGAGTCCTGCAGGTATGCCGGATAATCCGACGGCATGTACAGGTTTTCGGGGCTGGTATAGGTGCCCTTGACAGCATTGAACAGACTCGTGATGGTCTTCTTGGGCTTGTAGGTAATGCCGCCAATGAACATGTCGGCGGTCAGCGTCATCACGGGCGTTTGCGCCACGCCCACCTGCAGGCCAAACTTGCCTCCGTTGACCGTGATGCGGCCCGCGCACGAGCTGAGCAGATCCTGCAGGATGGCGCCACGGCCCTTGTTCACCATGATGGTGCCGTTGCAGCGATACCGGCTCTCCGTCGAGCCGTCAATCAGCGTGATGGTCTCGTCGCAGGTGTTCGCGGCCGTCTTGAAGCTGCTGAGGTCGAGGTCCGACTCCGACAGGCCGAAGCCGCCACGGGCGCGCGAGAGCATCAGATAATCGGCAATAATCAGCGCGCTATTGTCGGTCCAGCCCTTGCTGCTCGTGCGAAAGTCCAGAATGTCGTTCTTGCCGTAGATCAGCCACTGGATATTCGGGATACCGGAAAAGACGCTGGAATCGTAGCCCGCCTGGCAGTAGGCCATGGTGTAGCCGTAGCCCACGGCCGTCGCCGGCCAGTCCGTGCCGCAGTCAAGTATTCGCGGGCAGGTGCTGGTCTGCGTACCGTCCTGTATCTGCCCCGACAGCTTGTTGCTGTACTGCGGGTAGAGCGTTGCAACGCTGCCCAGGCTCGTGCACGCCGTGGCCGCCACGCCGGCCGTGTAAGTGTAATGGTAGTTATCCGTTCCCCGCGTCAGGATGAATTTGCCGTTCAGCTTCGAGGGCGAGCAGTTCTTGATCTGGATCTGCGTGCCGTCGAGGTTGCCGATGTCCGAGGAAAGCACGAGCGTGCCGACGCCGTCGCTGTCGATCGACAGGCTGACGATTGAGCTTGTCTTCTGAGTCTCGTTGTAACTCACCCAGTTAGAGGTCGCGCTGTCGGTCGTGCCAAACGTGGTAGGCAAAGGCTTCTGGTTGACCCAGATCTGATACCCCTTGCTCAGCGCGCACGGGTGAGCCGCCAGAACAAACATCTGATGGAGCTGCTTGTTGCTGCTGGTCGTGGTGCCGCCCGTATACTTGTTCTCCGTGCGATAGAGCAGCGTGCCGCCCACCATGGCGCGGCCGTAGACGATCACATGCGGCGATACTGGGCTTTTGACGGTCCCCGTCACGCCGGCGCTGGGCTTCGATGCCATCATCTCCGATACGCCGGAGAGCATCATAGAGCCACCCATGCCGAGCATCGCTGCCGACAAGCCTGTGGCAACCTTGCCCGAAACCTGCAAGGCCCCGATCGCGAAGCCGCTGCCGGGCACAAAGAAGCTCGCGGCGGCCAGCCCTGCGCCGATGCCGATCTCCATGGCTACCTTCGCCATTTACACTCTCCAGAATTTCCGCACGTGGTCCATCCGGACTCGAACGAGGCCGGTCTTGGCCGGCGTAAGCACGCAGCCGGAACAGTCGATGAGGCCGAAGCGGCCGCCAGTGAGCAGCACGGGATTGCCACGCTGAACAAATGCAACCTCGCGCGAGGATTCTGCGCCGAGTTGCCGCGCGAAGTAATCCCCGATTGCGTTGCAGGTGGCGTGGCCACACAGCCGCCGAATGGCCGCGAAGCCTTCGCGCCTACTGCCGTAGGCCGGAAAAGAAAAGCGCACGCCGTACAGGACCTCGACGGCCCCCAGAATGAACTGCCCGCAGTCGTACAGGCCGTAGGAGAACTCCCGGGAAGCCGTCGCGATGAGGTACTGATTGAGCCGCTTTTGCCAGTCGCACAATCTAGTCATTGGTACTCGTCGGCGAGACGCCCCACCACACCTGCTGTAGCTGCATCGCGTTGATGAAGTTGAATGCCGTGTCGGCCGTCGAGGTGGCGAGGCCCAGCGTGGTCAGCCGCTCAGCCAGGTCAATGCGGTTGTCGTCGGCAGTGAAGCGCCGCGCGCAATCCATGTTCATGGTGAGCAGCTTGTTTTCCACCTGTATGGTCACGGTAGAGGTCTTGCCGTCGTCGGCAATCTCCGGAGAGTCCATGAAGCCGGACCAGGACAGAAACGGTGTGTCGATGATGTTGCCGCACGGCCCATCGAACAGACAGAGGTAGATGTTGCACGTGTGGAAGGCCTCGATCTCGTCCATCGACTCGGTGAGCAGATCCGAGGGAATGCCCGACAAAGCGAGCTTCACTCCCTTCGCCTCGGTGGCCAGCGTCTCGCCGATACCCTCGACGCTGCCCAGCCCACCAACACCGATATAGCTGTTGCCGTTCCATGGAAGCGTGCCCAGGCCGTTCCAGATGTACACCGTGTTGTCGGCATACTCCAGATCGACGAGGATGGCCGGATAGATCACGTTCTGGCTCAGCGCATCGATCATCGCCAGAGATAGGTCGCGCATCAGATGGCCTCGATGATTTCCAGCGCTCCAATGCCCCACAGCGCGTCTACTGTCACGCTGCCCGAGGTAGCGCCCGGCTTGAGCTTGAAAAGCCCCTTGCAGGCCCGTGTGGTGATTGCGAGGCCGTCTGTCCGGCAATCGGAGCGCAGGTTCGGCCAGATGCTCAGCGTCGCGGCCCCGGCCGAGTCCGAGCTGGCATCGGCCGTGACCCGATGGAGCCGGTACTCGCCAATCTGGATGTAATCGCCGGCGCGCAGCAGACAGCCCTGATTGGCAGCCCACCCTTTTGTGACAAGCGAATAGCCGGACTGCGCGCCGTTGACGGTCGGCGTGCCGAGCGCCGTTCCCATCGGATACTTGGCCTTCGGATCGCCCAGCAGGAACGCATTCGCGCCGCCACGGCAAGCCAGCAAGAAGGCAGTCCAAGCGTTGTAGCTGCGCTGGCCCATTTTGTTGAACGAGACATTGCCGGACCACCACGAAGCGCCCCAGTCATAGGTCTTGATGGCGCCGGTGAACGGGCTTTGCGTGGTGGCCACCGCCTCGTTATTGGTCCACTCGATGCTCTGCGGACCGCTCACATCCCGCACCGCGTAGTGCGGGCAGGTGATGAGCGTCATGCCGTTGTATGTGGCCATGGATTCCCCAAAATAAAAGGGCGTCCCGAAGGACGCCCTGCAAACTGCACAACCATTTTCCGCCGGCGGAAGGCTAGACCACCGTCGCTCCCGACAGCAGCGTGGTCAGGCTCGGATGGTTCTTCAATGCGAGGTAGGCCTGGCACTGGAGAATGTCGTTCACGTCGGTCGGCTGTGTGCCCGAAGGATCGGTGCCGAGTGTGGTCGCAAAGTTGGCGCTGTACAGCGTGCTCGTCGAGCTGCTGGACGAGGTGCTGGAGGTTTCCCCGTCGACAAACGCGTAGCCGTCGCTCTTCAGCGGTTGGCTGCTACCGTCCTCGGCCGCCGTCTTGCTTGCGTAAACCTCAAACGAGACGACAGCCTGTGCGGCCTTATGGTGTACGTCCACCTTCGTGATGCGGAGATACGCCGCGTCGTGAGTTGTGCCATAGGCATCGGTATAACTTGCAAGCTGGTAGGCCATCTATCGGGCTCCTTTGTGTTTGAACTGCCTGCGCAGTTGATTGATTTGGCGCTGCTGTTCCTGCACGGCGGCCCACAGCACGGCCGTCATCTCGTTCTGCTTGAGCGAGCGGAAGTCGTCGACCTTGACTGTCGTGCCGTTTGCGTGATGGATTTCACCCGGCTTGACGCTGACCGATGAGCCCATGCCGGCGCGCTCAACCTCTTGCGCAATCCAGCCGGTCTGCTTGGCTTGATCCAGCTTGGAGTTGTTCCAAGTGAAAGTTACGGAACGCAGGCGCATCACCCTGTCCAATGCTGTTTTACTGTCCAGAGTTTTAATGTTGCGCTTCTCGCGGCGGTCGGATGTTGCGGTCCAACTTAGGCCTGTAACTGATCCACCAACGGCTAGATTCTGGCTCATTGACACATTGCCGGTGCTTAAATTCACAGTAAATGGTCTTAAACCGTTCCACGCGCCAATTGAATTACCTGAATCGGTAAGCAGCATATAAAAATTGGCACCATCGGCGCGCCACATCGCGCCGTAAGTTCCGTCAGAATTAACGTAGCGTTCCTGTGAATACGTGTCTCCGATAATTGTTGGACCTACACCGTAGCTACCGGAATTAATTTTAGTCACGCCGCTTACGCTCAGCTTATAGCCACCATCAGAGGCAGTCCCGATCATCACATCGCCAGTTACGGCAATGCTCAACAAGCGATCAGTTCCGTAGAAACCTAGCCCGATTTGGCTGGATGAACTATTCGCTCCGGCGTAGTAATACCCAAGGAAAGCCATGTCATAGGAGGAATTATCTCTACCAAACCAAAAGCGCGTTCCCGATGTAAGGTTCGGTGCAGATAGCCCAAGCACATCAATGTAGGACCCCGCTGTGGTATTAGATAGCGTGTTACCACCCGATCCCGATTGCGAAATTGGTCCAGCTATTGTTTGAGTGCCCGTCTGCGACGTGCTCAGATAATGGATCGTCTGCGCGGCGGAGCCATTGAAGGTCGTCGCCGATCCGTATCCATCCGACAGGGTCAGCGCGTACGGATTTGATGCCGTAACCATGCACGATCCGCCCAGCGAACAGCTCACGCCATTAACGGTGCTCACACTGCTCGACAGCGTCGACACAGGCACCGTGCCAATCAGTGTTCCGGTAAAGGTTAGATCGCCGTTCACATAGAAACTGCCGCTGGTCGACGAGGCCGTATACAGTGCCGGCAGCACCGTTGCATCCGGATCAAACGTGTCCAGTGTCCAGGTCGAACCCGTGATCGTCGTCGTGCCAAAGTCACGGATCACGCTCACCGTGTTGAACGCGGGCGTGAGTGTGATGTGATAGCGCATGTTCGTCGGCACGGTCGACGACGAGTCGAACACGGTAAAGCCGCTCTGCAACGCACCGTTCGAGACCTGGCCGCACTTTTTGATGGGCATGATCTGGGCCGTGCCGCTTCGGTAGCCGATCGCGATGCCGGTCGCGTCCACCGGCAAAAAGCACAACTTCGCGGCCGCGATCTTTCTCCCGTTCAGGTCGGTAATGTTGCTTGCCGAAATGGTCGTCGTGCTGGCCACGGCACAGGCCGCGGCCGACAAAAAAAGCAAAACAGAAAACAGGTATTTCATCTAGTTCCCCTGTGCAAGTTGTGTGAAGATTGCGGCCCACGTGGTCGAGGTGGCGTCGGGCGTCAACGCAAAAGATGGGCCAAAGGCCTGAATCGTGTCGCCAGTGGATGTGTCCACGAGGAACGCGCTGTACCTGGCCGAAGGATTGTCCGGGCTGTCCGTGGTGGAGTCCAAACTGATCGCGGGAATCGTCAGCGTGTTGCCGCTCACCGTACAGGCCGATTGGATGTAGAAGTCACCCTGGCCGGCAGGACGATCCTGCGTCTTGAGCCAGATGTTTCCCGCCAAGCTGGTAAAAGTCGCGCCGATCTTGATGCGCAGGGCGACCGTCGAGCCGCCCTGCCAGTCCGACAGGGCGACGCTGCTGATGGAAATTGCCATGGTTTACCTCGGAGTTCTGCGGACGGAATCCCGCATGTTTCGGTTAGAGTCAGTCACCGCCTGCGCGTGCGCCATCGTCATGCCGCGATAGACGGCCTGGTGAACCATGGCCGCGTCGGTGCCGCGCGCATCGACGTTGTAGACAGGCGAGCCACCCATGCTGGCCAGTTGGTGGTTCGGCACGATGCTGCCGCTCGTGCCCGGAATCATCAGCTCCGGCCCGCGTTCGCCGACGATGTAGGGCGTGTCGGCGAGCACCTCGCCGCCGGCAGCACGGAAGCCACCGAAGACGCTATTTGAGCCAAACAGATGGCCGCCGAGCAGATTGGAGGCAGTATCGCTATCGTTGAGCCAGCCCGTCAGAGACCTGCCAACCGACTTCATCGCGGCAGAGCCCGCCGTGGTTCCCATAGAGGAAGACTTCCCTCCGGCAGACTTGCCCACGGAACCGACCACGCTGCCCAGGACGTCCGCACCCGTTGAATCTCCGGGCACTCCAGCCAGGCCAGGGCCAAGAAGCTGGCCGTTGGCTACATCTTTGCTCGACGCAGCGTCATAGGCCATCGCTGCGCGCAGAGCATCGAAGTTGGTAATGATGCTCTCCGTGAACAAACGAGCGTCAGTGGCCGAACCATCTCTTTTTTTGCCCTTCCCTAGGAATAGCCCCTCCACCTTCTCGAGAGACTGCGACGCCAGCGAGTGCGCGGACCCCTCGAACACGCTGGCGAAATCCTTGCGGGAGCCATGGCCGGTCATGGCGTTCGCGGTCGCAGAGTTCATGCCGCCCACAAACTGCTGCAGATCCTGCGCAAGCCCCTTGTAGGTCTCCTGGCTCTTGCGCCGCATCTCGTCAAACACAAGATCAATCTGCCCATGCAAGGTCGCATAGGATTCGCTCAGCTTGTCGGCATCGGCCTGCAACTTGTGGCTATTGCTCAGCTCGTCGATCTTTGTCCGAACATTGATCTTTTTCGATTCATTCTCCGGGTCGATAACCTCGCTACCGAAGAGGCCATCAAACTTCTGAAGCTTTTCCAACTGCTCCGACAGGGCTTTACGCTGCGCCACGTACTCGGCGTCGTGCTGCTCCGCGAGCTTCACAGCATAGGCATACTGCGTGATGCTGCCGGCAGCGAGGTCATACCCAAGAGTTGCCGCGTCCCGTGCTGCTTTATTCTTGGCCGCTGTCGTCGCGGCCTCTTCCTGCGCCCGCGCGAGTTGATCCAGCCCCTGCGTAATCGGCTTCCAACCGGCCGCAGGCTCGGGAGCAAGCTCACTGAGCATCTGCTTGTGCATGGCAGAAATTTTGCCCGTGATTTGTGCGTTGAACTGCTGCGTTGCTGCAGAAATTTTGGAATCAAGATTTTCAGTGGCAGCATTTCCCCATTTGCGGCTGCCTTTGACGTGCTCCCAAAACATCTGCGAAATTCCAGGGCCAAGGTTAAATTCCGCCTGCTGGGCATTGAGCTTGTTTTCGAGGACCTTAATGGCCGCTTCTTGCGCCTTGGCTGCTTTAGTGGCTACCTCTTTGGCCGCATCAGAACGGGCCTTATCGTCCTTTGCGTCATGCAAAGACAAACTGCCAGAGGTGTTTTCTATCTCAGCATGGGAGGTCTGCATGACATTGCTGACGGTTTGCCATGCCGAGGACGCCCAGGCTGCATCCTGGCTTTTCTCGCCTTGATGCGCTCTCAGCCACTCATACAACTGATTGGCTGCAGGCGCCAGCGCTTTGGTTAGCGCATTCTCTCTAAGCTGCTGTTGGGCGACAACGTTCTTCTTGTTGCCCGAAGCGGCCGCGCGCTGCATCACGTCGTCATATTCAGCATTGATCCCGGACACTTGCGACAGGGCACTCGTTACGCTCTGCCGCACCCCCGACAGATCGCTACCCGAGGAAGATCCCAGCAAGCGGTCGATCCAGCCTTTTTTCTCCTGGCCCTGAAGCTTGAGCATCTTGTCGATGTCAGTATCGAGCTTCTTTGATAGCTGTTCGGCAGCGTCTGCCGCGTCCAGTAAGGCGTTTTTCAGCCCATTCTGCGACTGTTTCTTGGTCAACGCGGCGATCGACGATTCAATCGTCCGGTTAGCCTTCTCAAGCTCCATCCGCACAGAGCCCGTACTGGTCGCCAGTTCGCCCCACGCCTCCTGCGCCTTCTTTGCAGCCTCCTCCTGCTTTTTGAAATGCTCTTCAATCTTCTCGAAGTTTTCAAACGCCGCCTTGGCAAAAAGCAACACGGCAGCAACCGGAAACATTGCACTCATCGCCGTGGTGACAAGCGGCACCTTGGCTAGAACACCTTGCAGGGCACGCGGAATCTCCGCACCGATCGACTCGGAGAGCATATGAATGGCATGCTTGGCTTCGGTGGTTTCCGCGCGCATCATGCGAGAAAAGTCTCTCGTCGACTTAGTTGCTTCGCCGAGGGCCTGCTTGAACTGCGCCGTTTCGAGTTGCAGGCTGGCATACAGCCCCGCAATCTCCTGTCTGGATGCCATGGACGACCTACTTCTTCACCGACAGGGGCATGAGCATCATGTTGATCCTCTCGGCAATTTCTTGATCTGTGGGTTCGGGCGCTTCCGGCTCTTCGTATCCGGGAACAAACATTCCAGGAGTGAGCGGCTGCTTCGGATGGCACATCGAAAAGTTGGCCGTTGTGGCCGAGACGATACCGGCCAGCAGGAACTCATGATCCTGCCTGCGCTGATACCTCTTTGTCAGATAAGAAAGCTGGCGAGGAGTCGAATGCCAGAATTCCTCATCAGACAATCCGAGGTTGAATCGGGCAAAAGACCAAAGCTCATGCCAGCGCTGACTGTTCGTCAGCCCTGGCTCTGCACGTTTGGGTCTTCCGCCTCAGCCTCTTCATCGGCCATAGCTTTCGCCCACGCCTCAATCACCTTTTCCCAGATGGGAATGATCGTCTTGCGCGTCACCATGCCGGCCACATCGCTATACGCAATTTCAGGATGCTCGCGAAGCGTGGCAGCGTAAAGCATTCCGCGCACAATGCTGATGCGAGGGGTTTTCACATCCTTGCGACTTATCCCAGTAAGCAAAGGAATTCCAGCTTCATCTTCAGCATGGGCAATCGCGTCAAAGTCGAAGCGCAGCTTGTAGGTCTGCACTCCGACAACTAAATCGACAGTTGGTTTCAAAGGGTCCATTGATTAAGCCCCCAACGTAAGCGTGATGATGCCCGTAATCTGCAACGTCGTCTTGAATGTGGTCGCCTTATCCACGCTGATGATCGGCAAAAGCGGAGATTTGACATACGCCGAGAAGCTGTACACATTGCCCGTGGTGCTCTGCCCGGGACCAACCGGAAGAGTCACTTTGAAGTCGTACGCCTCTTGCGTTGCAAACGCCGTATTCAATGCCGCCTGGCCTGCATCGGTGGGCAAATAGATGCCCTCAAGCTCTAGTGTTCCCGAGCTGATCGTGGTAGGCATAAGCTCGTCGACCACGGCCTTGCCCGACTTCGGGCTTGAAAGGTTAGTGATCTTGTCATACGTCGCTTCCGCGCCCGAAAAATTCGGGGTTTTGACTTGCAAAATGTCCGTGAACGTTTCCGTAGTGGAAGCGTCCGTGATACCGCCAATAGACAAGACGGTGCCCGCGCCACTGTAACCCTTGGTCGCCATGCTGAACCTCGCTTAATTTTGGAAGGTGAAAATGACATGCAGATGCGAGGAATAAATCTCAGCATCCGCGTTCCAGTCGTCCTGCTGGTTTACGATCTCGGCCTCGTAGACACGCGTGCCGTCTGGCAGCGCGCCCTGAAAGCCAGAAAACAGGCCGTACACCGCTTCAATGAGCGCTGCCGCATCGACGTATCGAATCGCCGAGCACTCGAATACAATCCGGCTCTGACTGACGCCCACATCCCCATTCAGGCTGTACGTGGGCGTCCGCGAAACGACCTGATAGGTGACGCAGGGATAATCTGAAAGGTCCACGGGAGCCACGATAGGGCGGATGCTTTTTGCTATGGCGGCAACTGCGGAGGAAGCCTTCAACGCCTGATACACGCCCTCAATCAGCATTGCGAATGCCTTCTTCGATCGCTTCGATCATGGTGTCCAGCACCTCTTGCTTGGATTCATCCATCCCGCCCTCGATAAAATGGCGCGCAGAAATCACCTTGATCTGTCGTCGATTACGTTTGCGACCATGCGAAGTGAGCTTCCAGCCGTTGTTTTGCCAGCGAATCACGTGCTCGCCAAGGCTGGTTCCGCCAATCTTGCAACTCGCGCCGCCCTCGGAAACCTTCACGACCGCGTGAATATCCTCGCGCATGATCTCTTCGGGAAGAGCGTTGCTTTTCGGCGTCGGAGGTTGCCGGTTTTTCTTCGCGGAGGCTGCGGCATTCGCCTTGATCGCCACAGTCGCGATCGCTCCCCCCTTATTGAGTGCACCTGCAACGATTTTGGTTTGGACCTTTACCGAAAGCTTGGAAAGAGCCTCATCAAGAGCCTTCGTATCGACAGCAAACGCAAGCTCATCGGCCATCAGTTGCTGTCCTCGTCCACGATCTTCGTCGCGATGCGCACCTTGCGATTCCGGTGCATTACGTTGTCGACGGCCTGAATCTCATAGAAGTCGCCAGCAAAGAAAATCCGCTGGCCGGGTTCGATAACCACGTTCGTACCCGGCCAGCGAATCGTGAACATATCCGACGACTCGGACGTGCGCACGTTGTCGCTAAATGAAGACTTGTAGGCCGAAGATCCGACGCCCTCAACCTTTGCCAGCGTGGTCAAAACATCAGCCCACGTCGCCGATGGCTGGCCGGCCGCATCAGTGCTCTTCGTATCTTCTGTCTGGATCGTGATCTCATGGCGAAGCTCGCCGGAATTTATCACAAGTGGATTGAACACGGT